CCATTGTTTAAATCCTTTTTTTAAGTGGTTAATAAAATATAAAAATATAATTACAATATAAGTAATTAATGTGTTAAGTCCAAGTTAATTAAGTAATTTTTTATATAAATAAATATCAACGCCAAGCGATTTTCTTGAAGAAAACCAATGGAATAATGCGATATCCCGTTTCATCTGTAAGTATAAAAGAATTTTCATACATGGTCCAATCCAATTGGTATGTTTTATCTAATACGCCATTATTTACTGCTCGAATTATTTCATTCAAAGCATTTACAGTATACAAAGTATTGGTTTCTTTTTTGCGATGAATACTTATTGTGTTTTGACCTCGTTGCGTTCCAGCATCTGCATTGTATGTACAATATAAATTTTCTGCAGCTTCTGCATTTGAAAATACAAATATTCGTTGTTCTGGTATTGTGTAACTGTGTTGTATGTAATCTACTACAATGTTTAAATCTGACTTATGTGCAAAGGTGCAAAGTAATTGCGTTCTTACCATTCATTTTCCTCGTTTATTTCTACATCACTCAAATCAATTTTATCTGCACCAATTGCTTTTTCAATTATTCTTATCTTTCCGGCATCTATTACAACATATCGGAAATCTCTTGTTACTCGTATTCTGTCTTTTCTAAAAACAATGAATTGTAAATCGCCGGCTACGATAGAATCAACAGCTTCTTGTAAATCCGTATCTAATTCGTCTGGATTTCTAACATATTTTAAACGACGTAATTCTGCATTAATATATGTTATGTCCTGGCTTCCGTCTTCTATTGGTTTAATTACTAATGATCCATCTGGCGTTTTTGTTATTGGCTCAATTGATAATTCTACAGGAGTTGCATTTGGCCCTCGTAAAATAACATTGGTAAAGCCTTGTATGTCAGAATTCAATGCATTTGCTTCTCGATAGAATTGCATTAAATATCCTTTATCTTTCATGTTCAAGTTACCTGCTAAAATAAATGAACGGCGTTCATCTAAGTATGCAATTGCACTAAGTAACTGTTCATTAAAATATTTGTGAAAATCAAATTTAGGATTTTCTACAGTTCCTCGTAGTTGGTCAATTCGTTTCAAAGTGGTTACAATTTCATCCCAAAATTTGAATCGGGTAACACTACCTTTAGTTCCTAATCTAATTGATTTTGCATTGCCTTTTCCGCCGGTATAATCTTTAATTTCATATGGTTGGCCATTTGCAGTCATATCAAATGAAGAACCTCCTCCATTTATTTGTGCTCCATCAATCAATGTTGCTAAAAAGATTTCGCCTTTTCCTAAACCTTTTGGTTCAATTCTAAATAAATCATAAGCTAATCCGCTACGAAAATTTACTTGATTTAGTGCTTCTTCTGATACGCCCGTTTGTGAATATAACATACTAGCAAACTCATTACATTGTTCTTGTTGTAGATTGTTTAAAAATTGTAATGTAACGGCATCTGCTTCTGTTGGAAGTAAACTTAAAAACTTGCGAAATTGTTCTGATTTACCAGCAGTAGTTATAGCATCTACTAGTAATTGATTTTCTATAGAATCAAATTGAATTGCTTCTGTAATAATTTGTTTTGCACTGCCTTTGGCTCTTTCTACAATTTGTCGAGCTTCATCTGTTGAAATGTTAGCTACTTCTAAAAGAACATGATAAAGCACTTCATAGTCTTTTGCGGTTGAAGGATAACCTTTTGGTAGTCTGTAACACCATTCTGTTAAAATTAAATCTATGTTCATATTGTGATAGTTTTTATTTTTAATATAAATATTTACGTAGTTTATTTAAACTATATTTTTACAATTTAAAAAATGCCAACGTTTCATTTGTGACGGACTGCCAATTTTATCACAATGAGGACATGATATTTTATTTTTTGCTTTATTTTTTAATGTATAACTTATTTTATTTTTTGTTTCTTGCGTTATTATTTGCAATTTTCGTTTTTCGCGGATTTTGCTTTTTGTTTCATCAGAAATATTACGACCTTTATTAGATAATCCCAAGTTCCTAACTTTTTCTTGTTGAATTTTTTTACGTCGCTCATATTCGCGCGAACTAATATTATAACTACGAATATGCCGTTTATTTTGTGGATTCATCATTCTCCACAATGCATAATGTAACTTATCATTATCTGGATATATTTCACAAAGTAATTTATGTGCTACATAATGTTCACGTGCGGTTAAATATACTAAATTTATTACATCATTAATACCCCCTAAACATTCTGGAATAATATGATGTTGTTCATAATAGATATGATTATTTTTTACGCGCGTTTCATTTTTTGCGCGAGCTATCAATTGTTGATATATTTGTTTATAATTCATTTAATATAAATATAATGTAACATATCATATGTATTACCAACTTTACATTTAACCGGAAAATTTCCATGTTCTAACATGTTCTTGATTTGAGGCAATAAGTTTTTTGCTTCTGAAAATTCAACATCAAATAGTACTGAATCATATGTATAAAGTATCATACTGCTTTGATATGATTTTAATATGCTTTGTACTTGTTGCAATTTTTGTACAGATACTTCTGTTTCTGTTGCTTGTAAATAGTAATTAAATAATTTATTTGCAGTCATATTTTTCAATGCATCTGCAGTTAGGCGCCGTTTAAGAACAGGCGTTTCTACATAATGCTTTGATTTCCATTTAGCCCATAACTCATATATAAATGCGTTTACTTGCCGGAAAAATGGTATTGATAAAAACTCTGAATCTATACCGCCATAAAGTAATCGAAATGTAATCTGTTTGCTTTCTGCACGTTGTTCTTCAGTTAATTCCGTTACTCCGAAATAAAATTGTCCTAAATAATCATGTATCGATGCTGTTGGAAATTCGTATCCAATAAGTTTTGCAATCAATCTAACATGATATGAATCAAAGTCCATTTCAACAAGTGCTCCATTTTTAAAACGACTACAAAAAGCTGCTCGTGTGCCATCTTCTTTATTCATTGCTGCAAAATTGAATCCTCGAAATGCATTACTAGGTCGACCTGTTACGGTATGATAATTGTATTGTGAATAAACTCGTCCTTCTTTTACAATCTCTGGCATACGGAACTCTTCTGTAACTTGTAATCCTGCAGATTCAATAATAGCAAATACACGCGGATATGTTGCATTGAACTTAACGTATGAATCGGACATTTCTGCATTTGCACACATCGGCCAAGCATAGTGTCGAATCTTTTGACACATTTCAAAATGTTTTTGTAATGGGACTATTGCATTAACATGGGGCATTGCATTATGTCTGCGCCAATAAAATTGATGAGCAGCAGTTGGATAATGTCCTTCTTCATATGCTTCTCCATATGTATACCACCACAATGTTTTTACATCCCATACAGCATCATTACCTCCGATTTGAAGCCACTGCTTCTTATCATGAACAAAGATATTCTCTAATTGCAAAAATGCAGTTACATGTTGTGAAAAGCCCCTTAGTTGTTCAGTATGCCGTAACGGAATAATGCATTCATCATTTGCAGCAGTATATATGTATATTGCAACTAATGGATTTTGCGAAACATGTATTATGGGACTAGAAAATATAGGAACAAGTAATGTTTTATTAGAAACACATTGCTCTAATATGTTTAGTACATCTTGTTCATGATCTAGTATCATACTAGTATAATATGAAAAAAATTGCAATTATCCAAGATTGATATCGCGCGGGACTACAAAATCAGTGTCTGTATAATATTGTAATGGATTTGTTAATTTTTTTGAAATACCCGGTAAAGTTTGTTCCATTCTTTGTATTTCTTTTGTATTTAATTCAATAACACCAGGAACTTTTATCGGCAAATTTTTTGATTCAACGGGGCCTGTTATATACCATTTACATGTTGCTGCTATATAAAGATTATCATCTATTTTAGTACCATATGTTCTATATTGATCTTCTGAAATTTCTAAAAATATTAATTCGTTAGCTTTTTTTAAAAAATATCTAGAAATATATCCTTGTTTTATATCTTCTGCAGAAATTGAAATTTGTATAGGTAGAATTTCATTTCTAGTTACTTGCCGTTGTGGACGTATATTTTGATATGTACGTACTAAATTAGGTATTTTTATCAATGGAACTAATAGTTTTGATAAAGATTCATCCCAAGTACCTCTAGTATACGTTTCATTTGTTTCAGTATATTTATGATACAAACCTTTATATTCTTGTTTATCTTCAGTCATCCATTCGTCACCAAATGTATATAAATTCTTTTGAATTTCTGATTCTTTATATTTTAATTTTTTTCTAGGCATATTAATCAAATTTTGGCATCATCATACATGAAACTTGAGTAGTCCACTCACCTTCAGTTGTAACATTATGTGTTAAACTTTTAATAGTAAATGTAGTATTTATTTTATATTTATCTGGTAATACAGGAAAATCTAAAACATCTCCATAACGTAAACCATTAATCCCATCAATTGTAAATTCAGCTTCAATTGGAAATGTTGGAGCAGATACTTGATTAGTTTGTTGTATAGTAGGTTTTGGATACTGTATATATTTTGATAATGCAACTTGTAGCTGAGATTGTTTTGTTTTATTTGTTGGATCTGAACCAAATTCTTCTCGAGCTTTTAAAAGTTGATCTCGATATTTTATATGAGTTGCAAAATACTCACCAGCCAATTGTTTTGTTAATTCTGCGTTACCGCCATATGTTACCGTTTCATTAAATGTTCCTGGTGATCTTAAGGAAGTACCGTTATTGTACATGAAACTAATATATGGACCTAATTTATCTTCAGTAACTTTATCTGTACTATTAATAGAATACATTAAACTTTGAGCATTACTAGGAAGTTTACTACTTAATTTAAAATCTCTAATAACACTACCGTTAGGATGAGATGCATACATTGGTAAACTAAATGGTTGTACTGGATCTAATTTAAACCAATTTGCATCTCGATAATATAATATTGTATCATCTTCCGGATCAGTAACTAACTTCATATTTATTGCACCACCCGTTGCTGTTGAAATTCTAGCACTTAATTTTTCTAAAAACATAGAAACAGTAAATGTTTTCTTATCTGCAGATAAAATTGAATCTTGTATTGTTTTAATTAAATTCATACTAATTAGTATGTTTGCAGGATATCCTAAATTTTCTCGTTTTTCTTTTTCTTGTAATTTTGAATAGTTATAAAAAAATGGTTCATCGTCTTTAAAACTTTCTTTTCTAAACCAATTCTTTTGCCCGTACATATCTGTTTTATATTTCCAGTTTGGATCTTCATTTGAAGTTGAATTTGATAATAATAATATATTTTCTGGTTCCGCAGAACATAAATGTTCAAAATAGTTTGAAAAACATGATGTAAATTCGTTTCCGCATCTTATAGCAGGTTGTGCTGCAACTGTTTTCAATTTGCTTAAAATTTTTACATTAATAAAATTAATTAAATAAGATAATGTTATATATTGAGGATTTGTTCCTGCTATTGTACGAAAATTCCAATAATACCAATCGGGAGTATTAATCAATGCTTCGTCTAAACCTGCCGTATCAAGCTTCAATGCATTAAATGCATAATATTGATCAGATGGTTGTTTTTTTCCAATTGCTATTTCAAATCTAGATTGTACTTCTTTATAAATTTCATTGTAGAAATTTGAACCAGAAGTTATTGTATTATTTTCTTTATCTAAAGCATTATCATCTTTACCGGTTTGCATAATCATGGTCATATCCGTATAAATCTGACTAGTTCCTAGAATATATACTGTCATTGAAACAGTACCATCTTGATTATATGAATATTCAAATGCAGTTATAACTCCTTCGAACTGCAGTTTATTCATTTTTCGCAATTCATCATATTCTGAATCAGCTTCTGGATATCGTTCTTTAATTAATTTCCTATTTGGCAATGCAGATTCTGTTAACATTCCTCCGAAAGAACCGGTTCTTGTTAATAAAGCAGATTCTGGGTGTTCAATCCGTAGAAGACAATAACGACCAGGACGAGCATAAATTCCTTCCATAAAATTCAAATCTCGTTCCGGATTAGGAATTGTAATACTAATTGTTGCTTTATTTGTTGTTCCTTTTGTATTATCATTGACTTGTAGTGCTGCTTGTGTAATAAATGGAGGTATTTTTTTTGAACGATCTATATATGTTTTTTCATTTTCTTTTAATATTGATTGCAACGATCCGGTTTGAGCAGATCCAGCTTGAGCAGATTCTAGTTGTGCTTTTATAATTGATTCATTGCTAACAACCCAACGCTGTTCTTTAATTTTATATGATTTATCTGTTAAAAATCCGTCAGGGCCGCCTGGATTATATTGTCCTGTTAATACTTCTCGTCCTCCTAAAACATGAACAATTTTATTTTTATCTCGTTTATTTCCTTCATAAGCTGTTACAGAAACATTTGCTATTTTTTCTATCATGTATCGCAGTGCCGATTCACTACGATCAGTTATGCCAGCACGGCCGCGAGCATTTAATTCTTGTTGTAAACTTTCATTAATCTGTGAAAAAAATATTTGACTCATCTTGTTGAATTTAATCGTATAACATTTGTTGCTGCATCACTTACGTTTGGTATTCTTAATATAGTACCCGGTGGTATTACCAATGACCCTTTTCCTAAACTATTAGCTGATGCAATAACCCACCACATTGATGGATCATTATAAAAATCTTTTGCTAGAACATCTAAACGTTCTAACGAAATAGTTTCTATGAACGTTCCGCCAAATATATTAGGAGGAAGGGTTGTCTGTAATCTAGTTTTGTCTGAACTAGTTTTTATTGTTTTGAAAATATATCTCATTATTATACCAATTAATATGTTTTTTTTATTCGTTTTCTAGTTGACTTTCTGCAGTAATTCCAGTTTCTTTTGCTTTTGGATCACCCGTTGATCCTATTTTATCTTTATCTCGTTTTAAGTCTCTAGCTTCTTGTCGTATTCTATAAATTACACTTTGTAAATCATCTGGACGATCTGTTACAACATCACTTAACCAATTATCATTTCCAGGTAATGGACCAAATTCATCATAACGTTTTGTCAATGAATAGAATTGACCACCTTTTTGTGGAAGCCAATCAGTAATAACACCAAATCCAACTGATACTCCAATTTTAAGTGGAACTTGCATATTTTCTGGATCATCTTCAATATTAATTTCCCAAGGCGAATCTGCATCACCAAATGTATATGATAATGAAGTAATAACAGCTGGCACTTGAAAAAATAAATCTCCTACGGTTATACGCATCCAAGAACCAACTAATCCAATGCTTTTTTGTGCGGAATAATCAGGTGTGGTATAACCAGCTAATGCATTTAATTTTCTATAAATTGGTTTTAATTCATCTCTACTAGTTGCATAAATAGTGAAATCTAAACTTATGTCTCTAGAAAATGATTGATAATGATAATTTTGATCTGCACGGCCGATCATAGAAACGGGATTCCATGATGGATTAAATGTATCTGTTACGCCATCAATCGTTGCTCTGAATACAATTACATCATCTGTTATAGTTCTATCATTGATGGCATTTGGAGATAATTTAGGCCCAGTAAAATAAAACTTAATAAAATCTTTTGTTTCGCCTAATTCTCCCGCAGCATTATTAAGCCATTGTTTTTTGCTTTTAGAAAAAAATGTAGACCAACGATATACATCTTTTAAACTTACTGATTTACGAAAATCAATAACGTTTACACGATCGCCGCGGAATGGTATTACTTTAAATAACGGATTAAGACCAGTTCCCCATTCTCCTTTTGTTATTATTGTATTTCCATCTGCATCTGTTGTAGTTTTTCCATATTTCCATCCCGTGTGTATGTGACTACGTAATGTGAAATCTAGTTTAAATGCATCTGGATTTCCGTGATCTCCCCAACCATACCCGAAAGTACCAAATGAATCTCGATTAAAAACATTGTATATACCACCAGGAAAAATTGTTGCAGCTAAATATGCAGCACCTTTAAAACTTTTTAATGTATCAGCTACGCCTTTAATACCTAAAGCAGATGCAGCAACCGATGCACCTAAACCATCTAGTCTAGTATCTGCAGAGAGGCCGGCCTGAGTATCAAATTTTCCAAAAATTGTTGTTGTACTATTTGATTTTCTAGATCTAAAATCATTATATGCTCGTCCTGGAAGATTATATAATTGATTAAATGGTGATGTTGAATACTTAGTTCTATCTCCATTTTTTGCAAAGAAATCAATTGAATTTAATATGGGCGTTATTTGCGGAATACCTGTATATGATGTTGCTAGTTGTCCTAATAAACGTTTTCCAATGTCTATAGAAACCGCTTTAAAACTACTTAGACGATTTGAATGTAGTGCATTTTGTTGAAACAATGCAAATTTTTCTTGACGTGATTTTATTTGTTGTTCTCTTGTTGCCATTGTTATCCGTTAATTGATTGATTTAATTTGAATCCCAATTGTTCTTGTGCAACTAATGGATTATAATTAACATGTATTGACATTTTAGATAATGCAGCAACGATTGCGTTTGCAATTGCATTCCCATCTGAATTTTTACTAGAACCCATCATTGTATCTACTGATTGTTTTAGTGCCCCAGTACTGGTACTAGCTAATACCGCAGCTCCATCTGGTATCATTGCAAATTTATCATTTTTATTGAATTGAACTAATCCGTCATTGACTAATACTGCATCATCTGTCTTGTCTGTGTTGATAGGGTTTACTAAATTATCGTCAGCAGCAGGGTTATCGCGAACACCGTATATGTTTTTGATTGTGTTGTTCATCAACTCAGATAATTGATCAAAAAATGTTCCAGCAATTGGAATTTTTTTAGCTAATTCGTCAATTGGTTTTTTTAAACCTAATATAACACTACCTTCATTTTGTAAACTTCCAACTAATTGTGCTAACTCTTTACTTTGAAACATTTGAGTAAAATTTTCTAATTTTGGTTGTGCTGCAGTAACATCAGCTGAAGCAGATGCAATGATTTGTGATTGCGATTGGTTGCCCATCATCACGCGAATGCCTTTATCTTTTACATAAGTATAAAATTCTGCTAAAACTTGATCGGTTGTTTGTACCGAACTTTCTTTTCTAATTCCTTCTAATAATGTGGCTGCATCTTGATTTTTTGAAGCAATTTCTGCCATTTTTGCCTCAAATGCTGAATCAGATAATGCCATTATATTACCGAGATCTTCTTCAGTATATCCACTTTGTGATAACAATTGACGAGCCTGTTTCATGTTAGATAGTTGATCAACAGTAAACCCGGTCAAATTAGCCAATTCTTGTTTTGCATAATGATTATTACCTTCTAAAATTTCTCCTTGAGATTTTAATAAATCATTCATCGCCATAACCATATCGTGGTCGTTTCCGCTCAATTTAGCAATTCGCAGTTTTTCTGTAATACTTTCACCTTGTTGATTCACTAAACGTTTACCACTAAGCAATTGATATTCTAATTCTTTACCAACACTAGATTCAATATCCAACATGTTGGTAGCCATTTGTTCGATTGCTTTGAATGATGTACCTAATAGTTTAGCTTTAACTACAGATTTTTCTAAACTACCAGGAAACTTCCTATATGCCATTTGGATTTCTCCACCTAAATCTGCTATCTCTGTTAATGCCATTTTCAAAACACCTGTCATTTTGGTATTTTTTTCAAATGATTTTGCCATTTCTTCAGTTGCAGCAATTGTTTCAATTGCAGTTTTACCTAAACCAGCGGCATATAATTGATATGCATTAGCTTGTTCTGCAGATAGCTTTAAATGATCAGTTAATGCTGCATTACCGGCTATTAGTTTATTACCAAATTCTCCACTTTTTGCAATCACACTAGATAATCCAGGCAACATTAGATTAATATTTTCTGCATATTTTCTTACGTTGGATCCGCCAACTTTTAATGTTTCTCCTATTTCATCATATTTTTCACCTAATTCTGCAGCTTTTTTACTTGTAATACCAAAACTCGTATTTAATGATGCATTTCTTTGTTCTAAAAATGTTGCAGCTTTTACTGAAGCAATCATTGCTTGAGCATGTGCATCCATATCTTTAGTCATTTCTAGAATGCCTCGTTGAAGCTGAAGATTTGTTGTGTTAAGACTGTCTAAGGCAGCTTGATATTTTTCTGTAGCTCCAGTACTGGCGGACATTCCTTTAATTATGTTCTGTATATCGGCAGCTAATTTGTTTTTAGCTGCTTCATCCATTGTAACAACTTTTTTATCCGCTGGTTCAGTACCATGTTTAGATTGCTGTTTAAGTCTAGCTATTAATATGTAAAGGTTTTGTATCATATACATATAAATATAAAATTATTTGAATTTTGACAATGTTTTAGAGCCTGGTACTTTTTTTGGCGTTTTATTGTTTTTTGGATCCGCTGCAGCTTGTTTAATAGCAAGAATTTCATTGAGTTTGTTAATCCATAATTTCCTAATAGGAATTGGCATATTGTAAACAGTTTCCCAACTCCATCGGCCTTCTCCGTGCCATATCAAATTAAACAAGTTTTCGTGTAATAATATCCGGTCTTTAGGTTTAAACCCAAAAAAGGTCTGATCCAATCTGAAACCTGGCAGTAAAGGTGCCTCCGTTTTCACCCTCAAATTCTGCTTCTAATTTAATACCAGGCATATTGTCAGAAATATAAGTTCTCAATTGTTTTGATTCAATTGGTTTCATTTGATATCGAATATATTGTTCTATTTTAAATGCATCTCTAGTTTCATTAACTTGTTTAATTGATTTTTTTAAAAAATCAGAAAGTGCATGTTCTGAAGATATTGAATTTGATTCTGTTTTATTTAAAAATTTAAACTTAACTACAGTTTCTGAATTTATTCTATATTCAAATTCTCCGTTTTCATCTGCTTGTAATAAAAATGGATTCATTTCTAATTTTGATAAATCTAAAACTCGATTCAAAGTACTTTTAGTTTCAGGATCTGTTACGGTAACCGTATATTCATTTCCATAACCATGAATTCTGGCAGCAATTATTAAAACATCTCTATCTGCAACAATCATTTCATCTAGATTAACATCATTTAATATTAAAGATTTTATTAACTTGTCTAAAACAACTCCTTGCTTAATATATGTAGCATTAGTTAAAATGTCTTCATCGTATGCAGTCATATAACGCATTTCAACTTGTCCGGAATGAAGTGGACTAGATTTTGGATAAACTAATCCATTACTCGGAAGCGGGACTATAATGGATGGTATCGTATTTTTTTGACGATTTTCAAAATTTTGTTTAGCTAGGTCAACTAAATTTTTGTCAGATAAATGTTCTGTCATTGGCATAAACTTTCCTTTTTATAACTTTTATATAAATATGTAGAAACATAAAAAATGGGCATAAACAATATATGCCCATATTTTTAAAAATAATTTTTTAATAACTTAATATTGCGTAATCATAGTTCAATGTAGCATCAATCATTACTACATCTTCTGAAGACCAATCTAAACTACCGAAGTTGATTTCTTGCAAATATGCACCTTTAATTATCCATTGTTCAATAACTTCTCCTAGTGGAGACAATTGATAAAGTAAAAGATCTTCTTTATACATATCAGCATACCCATCTCTACCTGTTACAGATTCATGATGCTTACGAACCCATTCCATACAAGCTTGTGCTGCAGACGGAACAATTGCATCATAAATTGTTATAGCCATACTATTCCAAGATGATTTACCTTTTAATTTTCTTTTAACGTTGATATGATCTAAAACCAATTCACCATTTGTCATTGAAGGTTTAGCAGCCGTTTTAATTAAAAATGCTGGTATTCCCGCTTGTTGCATTTCAAGTACAAATTTATGTTGATATTTAGGTTCCCATGTATATGCATTATCGAAAAAATTACTTTCTAAGCCATAGTCAGTTAAATTTTGTGCTGAATATGGATTACCAGTAACTGCACCTGGGTTAACGTCTTGAGATA